CATCATACCAAGACTTCATTACAGATTTTTTTGGTACGGCTACTAATACTTTTATAAATGGATTAAAGTTTGCTAATAAGTGTTGTATAGCAATTCTTGTTTTGCCTACACCCATAGATATACCTAAGCCACATCTTCTATGTTGTGATGCTATTGTCAATGCATCCGCTTGTACTATGTCCCTATGACTAATTTCCATACTTGATGCCATAATAATATTGTTATTGATGCTATAACGCACCACGTTATCATTTTAATTAATCTATTTTTTTCCCATTCATCCATAACTAAAAATTTAATAAAAATAATCTACGTTGATATTTTCTTATTAGTAATGTATTATTTTTGATGCTTCTATTATGACCTTTATCTTTAAAGTCTTCCATTGATGCTTCAAATGTTTTATTTAATGTATCATATTTTAAATTATATAGATACTTTCTTACGTATTGAATATGTTTTTTCTTTCTTCTCATAATTTTAGTGTCTTGATTGTGAAAATCCTAACTCATAAGCTTCTTGTGGGTGTGTTTCTATCCATGTGTGACAGTTTCTACAAACTGGTAACCATGTAGATTCATCAAGATGATATTCTCCACGTCCTTTCTTATGATGAACTTCTGTAGCATGCAAAGAACACTTATGGATCTTTGCATGACAGATGTTGTGGTCAGATAAATACTTTCTACGCTGTTTAGAATAGGCAGTATTTATTTTAGCCATTTTACTTGATACTTTTTTGATGCTCATTTGGACTTAATGTAAAATAATTTTTAGGTAATAAACCTATAGATAAAAATTTAAGAACTACATCTTCATAGGTTATACCTAAATCTTTAAATGTAAATGTATTTTTAAAGTCATCTAATATTTCATCAGCAGGTATACTTACTATATACTGTGCTGTAGGAGAACTTTTAAAAGTTTTACTAAGATAAGCATTTACTTTTTTATTACAAAGAGTTTGTTTCCAAGCATTTATCTCTCTTTGTCCTCTTCTCCATACTTTACTTATACGTCTTTTTTTATCCCAATGAAGCTTTTTAACTTCTTCAGGTTTATAAACTTTTAAACCATGGAGTACACGTTTAAACAAAAAATGTTGATAAGGATTAAGTTTATTGTATTGAAATGAGTTTATTATTGATGGAGGATGCAATTGATACTCCGTTAATAAGCCTAAATATTGATACCTTTCTATGCGTTTGCTTAGTTTTATCTGATCTTTATTAAGTTTTAGTTTTGATATTTGTTCTTGAGATAGCATACATGTTTATTTAATGATTAAGTAATTAAGTGATATATATAAATGTCCAGGAGTAGCTTGTGGGAACGATTCCACTTACTACTCCCTTTCATTTCTTAGAAAACTAACGTTTATAGTTCAAATGTTTCTTCTTCAAGAACATCTTCTGTTTCTTCTACTTCACTTACTACTTCTTCATCTACTACTTCTTGATCATTTGCATCATCATCTCCTTCTAAACCAAATGCTTCAGCGGGAGTTACTGTAGTTTTAACTGCATTAGTATTCATACCATTGGCTTCACGGATTGCATCTCCATTAGTATGAGCAATTAATACATCCTCAGCTGTAGCATCAGCTACAAAGAATGTTTTCCTATAAATAGGTTCACCTTCTACTGCACAGATAATTCCTGTTTCTCCAGCCATTTTTAGATCTCTATCTGGATCATTGTTACTAAATGGTGTAAGAGATTCTTTTACAATTATCTTACCAGTAAGCGGTGTATTAACGTTTAGTTGTAAATTCTGTAAATCATCCATTTTACCATGTAATAATGTTGATCTATTTGAACTTTTAACCCATCCGGTATTTCCAAAAACTACTCTTTGTTGTTCTAATCTAATGTGACCGAATTCTGCGTTTTTACTTGATTGACGGATGATATTACCCATATCATCAGCCACAATGTTGACTTTGTTTTGCATTTTTAATAAAATTTAGTGAATTAATAAATAATTGAGTGATGATTAACTATCATCAGAGTGAAAATACGGGTCATCTAGTTTTTCATAAGCATCAATTTCATCTAATCTTGGTTCATTCTCTTGAATAAACTCTTCCTGTATCTCAGGAGGTAATGATTTTGAAAAGCTATTGTAAAACGGGTTACCCACTTCCTTTGTATATGCTGAGCTAAGGCCATTAAGATCTTTATACTCATCATCTGTTAATGATAAGTATTGTTCTAATGAGCACTCTATTATGCGTCCATTTGGAAGTTGTATAATCATCTTTTTATTAATATTTTATAAAGATAACTATTTACTTCTATTGACTCACATAATATAATATATATTAAACTCAGATTATAAAATAAAAAGCATTAATATAGCTAACGGTGTTATTTAATTATTAGCTTTCTACCAATTCTTTTTACGTATTTATATGTTTTAAGCTCTTTTATCCATCTGTCTATGCTTGATTGACTTGAGCCAGTGTCATCAGCTAATGTACTTATTGATGGAAAACATGTTCTGTTTTTATTTGCATAGCAACATAACACGCTATATAATGTTTTAGCACCAATTGATAAATTAGGATCTGTTATTACCTCACGGTTTACTATACCAAATCTATTTTTCTTTGTATACATGATCTTTTAATAATCTTAAAAGAGCCATATTATCATCTTTTTCTTTTGCTAACTCAATATCATTAAGTTTATACATTTCATTCATTGTATAACCAAATGTAGAATTAATTGACTCTTTCTTTTTCCATTGGTTATAGTGTGATCTGATCAGTTCCATTGATAATTTTGGCATCTTTTTTATTTTTTAATTGGTTTTCCATTGATTTAACTAATTTATTTAGCTCTCTTGTTTTTAATTTTTTTAATTCAAAAGGACTAGTAGTATCTTCAATGAATGCAAGGTTACGGTTTTCATCATGATATAGATATTCTATCTTTAACTGACTATATAAAGGATTATACTTATTGTTTGTTGACCAGCTATTATCTGATATTACTTTTGCATAAACCATATTATCTTCAGGTAGTAAATCCATATCTTTCAGTATATCTTTTTCATATTTACTGCCTTCATGATAACTTGGTGGCCTTACTTTTACTAAATCATTAGGATATACTAATTCATAATGTTCTTTAGTTAACATAAGTTCTACTACATTTTCTAAAGTACTATCAGACATATTATTAAGTATAATATTTTTGATATGATCAAAGTTTAAAGGTTCTTGTACACCTTTATTTGATAATATAGTTGATACAATGTTCATTAAGCTTTCTTTTCTAATGCTTAGTGTATTTGACATATTTTTTAATTTTTTAGTTATAAATAATTAGACAGTCCCTTCCTAACAAGTATGAGAAAAGAAAGGGTGTCTGTCTAATTGATGGTCCACTTAACCATTAATCAATCTTTTTGGACCTATTGTAGTACTTTTATTATATGATATATAATTACTGGTACTGTTAGTACGTTACACGTAACGTTTTATAATATAAATCTACGTAAATCTGATGGTTCAAATGTATATTCTGGTGTATTGATATAATTCATATCATCCATAGAATACCAAACATCTAAAGTCAGTGGATTTAATAATATGTGTTGTTCTTGTGCTGGCATATAACTTTGAGCTAACATATATATTTTATGTCCTGCTTTATTTACTGCCATATCTACTACGGTAATAGCATGTCCTGGAAATCCTCCAGTTACAAACACATCACCCGGTTGCATATCCCAATAACTTACTGATTCAGTATCATACTGTTCTATTGAATATGTTCCGGCATAACTCCATACAAGATCCAACCATTTTCTAAATGTTTTACAATTATCTTTACGGCTTTTACCTTGTTTAGTTACTATATCACGACCAGCATTAATTGGTGTTGGATTAGCTCCCTTAAGATAATCTATATAAGAAGTTCTATAACCATTTGTAAATGTAAATTGTAATCTATCTAAGAAACCGCTTGAATAGTTATACGATGCTCTAAGATATATAGCTGCATCAGCACAGTGATGTAAATCTCTTGTGCCTATTTCATAATCAAATACTGCTGCATAAATAAAATTATTATGCTTAATGTTTCCATTATAATATTCAACTTCTGATTTCTCTTTTAATGGGTGAGCTATCAACCATTCAGAGTATGCATCCATATTGTTTCTTTCATAGCCACCTGGTACTGTAAATACAGATGAGATTGACTCATGATTCATTTTTTTTCCTTTGTATGTGCTTTGTGCACTTACTCCAAGTACAAATAATAACATTGCTAATACTATCAATTGTAATTTTAATACGTTTTTACTATACTTTATATCTTTCATAATTAAGTGGTGTTATATAGGAACCTCACTTTTTATGTAAGGTTCCTATTATTAATATTTATTTTTTCCATTTTACTTCTATTGTAGTAAATGGTAATACTATCATCAAAGAAGTTTTTTGCCAAGCTACTCCTAATCCAATTATTGATTCAAATCTTGCATCTATTTTAGGTAATAATATCACCTTATCCATAAATACAGTAAAAAATACTGCATTTAAAATACAAAATATTGACATTGATACTATAATAATGGTTACAGGCATATATCCTGATCCATATTCATTAAAATATAATGCTGAACTAACTATACCAAGTATTGGTACAATTACTACGTACAATAGTTTAATGAATTTTTTGACTAAGTGTTTCATCTTGTTTAAAATTTTAGTTAATAATATTTACTTCATCTCCTGCATCTATGAACATATTTATGTCATATGGTATTAAGAACTTATTCCAAGTATTATCTACTTGATATGTTGTTCTTTGTTGATTAGTAGCATATTGTAATGTTGATATAACAAACGCATCAGCAAAGCTGTTGAGTGTATTAGCGTCACCATCATAATATGTACTTGCATAATTCATAAATTCTTCTCCTGTAACCGGCATATTAAACGATGTAGCATATACTACAAAATTTGACCAAGCTACTATAAGTTTATCTTCTGCAGATACACCATTATCTTCTGACTTATACAACATATATAAATATCTTGTAGTGTCTGTTGTTGGTGCATATACTTGAGAGAATAACTTATATTCATCTGGATTACTTTGTACCTCCATTAGAGGCTCCTGCTCACAACTCATAAATGATATTGCAAACAGGAATATTACTAATGATCTTAACATCTTGTATATTTTTGTTTCTTTGCGTTCCAACATTTCTTTTGGTACATAGATTTTTTATACTTTGACGATTTACAGCTTCTGGTTGAACCACAAGACTGTAATAGTGGTGCTCCTATAAACATAAAGAGCATTAAATAAATGATTTTCTTTTTCATAATTAAGTGGATTTAGTTGTAACTGTTTGCATACGCAAGAAAGTCCATTGTATGTTGTTCAGTCACTGTTATTAATTGATTTTGTTTTGCTACGAACCTAAGCTCCGGGTTATTCTCTAATTCTATTAAGAGATCTACTAACGATGGAGAACCTAACTGTTCACGTTTTACACGACTATGATCCATATCTCCTGTAAAGAAGTTAACGAATAAGTCTTGTTCTCTGCTATATAAGACAATGCCTATAGCATTACCCCATGTAACGAATTGTTCTGGATTATTTACTTTGATTTTCATACTTGTTTTATTAAATGATTATTTGCAATATTGCGGGTACTATGCCTATTATCCTATAGAGGAAGAGACAAACTAACACTAATAACTAGAGTGCTTATCCTATTTTCAAAGCCTTTCTCTAGTTATACTTGTGTTAGCTATATATATAATTATACGTACCTTTAGTTTTTTAGTGGTGGTAATAAGTGGGTTTTTGTGGGTTATAAGACCTCACCTTTAGTGTGACACACACATATTTTATTATTTTACCACAATAATTGGTAACAATAGTACAATATATGGCTGGGGAGCAGAAGAAATAAAGAATAAGAGCAGATAGTAGTTAGTAACTGTATATATTAGTTAGTAACTGCAATGTATTGTTAGTATAAAAAGAATAGTAGTCAATCCCCGCTCTTCATTTGACTTTAATACTAATTTTACGGACATTATAATGCTGTCCTAAAAGTATCAGGCATAGAGTGCACTTCTATGTTTATACTATTCTTGTTATGCTCTGTTCTTAGATAAAAAAATTGACACTCGTTGGTTATCCTTAGCCTGATGTCCATTGAGTATGTAGGCATTATCCCACAAGGCAAACTGTGTCAATTAATTAAAGGAGTGCTGTTACACACTCCTTGTTCTTAGATTAGGCTTGTTCAACCCAACGCAAGTTTGTTTCTTCCCCTGTGTTTAAATCAATCACAGGATTGTCACTTAGCTGAAAGCCTTTCATTTCATCTCCTGCATTAAGCTTACTTTGTAGAGCTTTAATTGTTGGATGTTTAGCGTTCATTACTTTATTAGTTTCAGGGTCTATAAGAGATAGAACGCCAAAGGTTATGTTACCTTGAGTTCTTGTTCCTACTTTCATTCCTGCTAATTCTCCAACCTTGCTTGAGATAGGTTGGTCTGTTACGATGATAGTAGCTGTTCCTGTACTATCATTTACTCTTAATTTTCTAAAAAATACTGACATAATTATTATATTTAAATTAATACTTGTTAAAGCAACGGGGGGTATCCCCGTGCCAATTTTTAGCTGGGGATCAGATTGGTAGAACCTCTTAAGCACGCCAAACACATAACTTTTAGGGGGGCGTGAGCAAATTTTACATGAGGCGGGGCATATGTTCTGACTCAAAAATTTTTATAGAAATTTTAAATTTAGTATATTGTTCTTATAGAAGAGTTACTAACTTAAATAAATGTTATGGCAGAATCTAATGAGTCAGATGATATAATGGGTAAAATACAACAGCAGCAGTTGGATGATATATTACTAGACCAAGCGTATAATAATTCGTGGCTTATACTTTCGGGGCAAATCACTTTTGATGAATTGATACAACATGAGTTTAATAGTGGTAAAGAATTTATAATGTCTTATGATCCGGACAACGGACCCAAAGAGGAAGAATTAGAAAATATGATAGCATACTATATAGATACTGAGGACTATGAGAAATGTGCAAAGCTTCAAAGTATATTAGATAATGCTTATCCAAAAACAACAGCATAATGGCACTAAAGAAATCAAGTAAAAAGAAAAGTACAGTTAATAGTAGTGGCAATTACACTAAACCTACAATGCGTAAAAGATTGTTTAATTCAATTAAAGCAGGAAGTAAGGGTGGACGTGCTGGTCAATGGTCTGCTCGTAAAGCTCAAATGCTCGCAAAACGTTATAAAGCAAACGGAGGAGGATATAAAACAAAGAAATAATGGATGCAAAAAAATTAAAAGAAATATCAAGCCAATTAAAAAAGGCATCTGCTATGCATAAAGGGCAAGCAGCTAAAATTGACAGATTAATTAAGTCAATGTCAAAAAAGAAAAAATGATTAAGTTTATAAAAGATAAAATTAAACGTTTTAGATTTACATACAATACTCTTATGAGAATTAATCTTGGTCAACTAAGAATAACTAAGAAAGGAAAAGTAAAAAAAAATGAATAAAAAAATTATTTCAATAATGTTATGTTGTATGTTATTATTTACTTGTGGTTCATCCAAACCTTCACTAGAAAAAGATGAACAAAAAAAAGAAGTGGTATATGATAATGATGATCCATTAATGAATTTACTTTTATCAGCTTTAGTTATTTATTCAATAAAAATATTATTTGCAAGATAATGGCAAAAACTAAACAACAAAAAAGTCTTACTAGATGGACTAAGCAGAAGTGGAGAACACCAAGTGGAAAGAAAAGTTCTGTAACTGGTGAAGTGTATGCACCATCTAAAACTATTTCAAAGTTAAAGAGTACAAAAAAAGGAAAAGCTAAATTAGCTGCAGCAAATAAAAAGAAACGTGCTGCCACTAAAAAAGGCAAACAACATGCTAAACACGGATTGCATAAAGGTAAAAAAAGATAGATTAATAATATGGCTAGAATACCAATATATCAAAAACAATTTGTAACATTAACACAGGCAACATTACAACCTGCTGCAGGAATAGGTGGTCAGGTACAAACAGATATATATGGGGTGCCCATTGCTCCAAAAATAACAACACAACCATTATATATAGATGCCACACAAATTATAGGTGTTACAGAATATTATGACATACCTACAACTACATATTTAGATTTAAGATATATATATACTGGTGTTGGTTTATTACCAATTATTGTTACGCAAACATATGCAGAAATAAAAACAATATTAGATGGTATAGATTGTGATGATCTATGTACTGACTCATAAAATAAAAAACATGGCAAAGAAAAAAGATAGTAGATTAACAAGAGCAGGTGTGTCAGGTTATAATAAACCTAAACGCACACCATCACATCCAAAAAAGTCACATGTAGTTGTGGCTAAAGTAGGAGATAAAGTTAAAACTATACGTTTTGGAGAGCAAGGTGCTAGTACAGCAGGCAAACCTAAAGCAGGTGAATCAGCTAGAATGAAAGCAAAACGTAAATCTTTTAAAGCAAGACATGGTAAAAATATTAAAAAAGGTAAAATGTCTGCTGCATATTGGGCTGATAAAGTAAAATGGTAGATCAATTAATAAAAAGTGCGTCAGAACACGGTCAAGAAAGTAAATTGATTGAAGAAGTAAATAGATTAAAAGCAAATAATCCAGATAAGTCAGATAATACTTTATATAATTTAGCTTATCAAATAGTTATGAAGACATGACAGAGTCAAGTATTAAAAAATTAGGATTTAAAAAGGTACATGTAAGTGCTGATGAAAGTGGGGATACACCATTTTATTTTTATACTTATAGAGTGGGCGGTATTGAATTAATATCTAATAGTCATGATAATCTTCAAGATGAATCATGGATAGTTGAAATATTGGAAGGAAATATACAATTTAACAATATATCTGATGTCAAAGAGTTGTTAATTATTCTTGAAAGAAATAAATTATAATAAACTTTTTTAATTTAAACATTTTTTATATATATTTGTTATTATTAACATAAATTTATAAAAATGGAAAATACAAAAACCAATCCTGAGTTATCTGAAAAAAATCCACAGCTAACTAAAGAACAACTTGCAGAACGTAGAGAAGAAATAACTGCATTCTACAAAGACAACATTCCACATTTAGAAGTACAAGCTGATTATGAAATGCTTTTATCTGCAATTGAAAAAGCTAGAGCAGAACGTATGCAAGCTCAAATGTACATGGCACAACAATATGCTGCACAAAAAGAAGGAGGTCAACCATCAACTCCTGAAGCAGATGAATTTAAAGCTGCTATGGATAATGCAATGAATCCTTCATAGTATGAAGATGTTAAAAGTAGGATCATCTGGTCCTAACGTAGTTGTACTTCAAAACAAATTAGGGATAAAAGCTGATGGTATCTTTGGCCCTAATACTGAAAAACATGTAGATAGATTTCAACTTACACATAATTTACCTGTTACAGGTATAGTAGATAATGATATGTGGTCATTGTTAATGAATTTACAATTGACTAGACCGGAAGAAATTGATGAAGATACTGACTTACAAGGTCAGTATTATAAAACAAATTTTGATCAAACAATACATAAACATTATTTACCTAAAGGAGAATATATTAATGGACCTATAGTCAATGAATATATTTTTTTACACCATACTGCTGGTCATGCCAATCCTCATGCATGTATAGATATGTGGGGTAGAGATTCACGTGGGCGTATAGCAACTGAATTTGTATTAGGTGGTATTGATCATAGAAATGGAAATAATGAACATGATGGTACTTTAGTTCAAGCTTTTCCTACAGGTGCACAAGGTTGGCATTTAGGTAAAACAGGATCAGGTTGGATGAACCGTCATTCAGTTGGTATAGAGATTTGTTCTATGGGGTATTTAACTCATGATAATAGAACATATGTAAATTCACTATGTCAAGAAAATCAAGTTACTTTATTAAATGAACCATTTAATGGACATAATAAGTTTCATAGTTACTCAGAAGCTCAAATAAAAGCAACAGAGAAATGGATAAGGTATATAGGTGAAAGAGATCAAATTGACATTAGATTAGGATTAAAACAATTTATACAAAAGCATGGACCTACTAAAGGATTTGGATTTCAAAAAGATGCATATTTAGGTAATGTAAAAGGATTATTAACACATACAAATGTTAGGAAAGATAAAACTGATTGTTATCCTCATCCTGATTTAGTTGATATGATATTAAGTTTATGATATGGCATTAGTTAATAAAGTTGATTTAAAAATGAAAGTTGATATGGATATAAGTATTCAATATCAAATTATGACATATTGTTTTTTTAATAATATACTTATTAGTAATTCAGATCTAAAATTTTTAGCAGAACTATCAAAAAATAAAGATATAGAGTTAACTAAATTTTGTTTGAAACTTGTACAAGATGGTGTTTTTAAAAGTCCTCAATCTGCTAGAAATGCAATTACAAAAGCTGAAAGAAAAAGTTTATTAATTAAAAAAGGTAATAATAAAAAAACAATAGCTCTTCAAAAGAATATTAGTGTTCAAACAGAAGGGTTGGTTTTGCTTGATTATAAAATATTAGGTAGTGAATCCAAAGAGCCATAAAGATATTAAAAAAGGTATTGCAGATGAAGTTGGTGTACATAATACAGTTGTAGATGAATTTATAACTTTTTATTATGCTAAGCTTAGAAAGAAATTATCTAATTTAAATTACCCAAGAATACAAGTAGATGGTTTAGGAACTTTTTATTTAAGAAAAAACAAACTTGAAAAAGCAATTAAAAAGAATAAAAGTATTTTAGGTAATTTAGCTAAAAGAACTTATGTAGGATTTGCAAAAAGTGAAGAAATTAATAAAAATGTTGAACAAATGGAATCAGCACTACAACAAATGGAAAAAGATATATTAAATAAAAAGAAATTTAAGAATGAAAAGTAAGTGGAAAAAATATTTAGATATATTTAAAAATGCTGATAAAATTGCTGATGGCATTGCTAACTCACTTTTTAAAAAAGAACATGTTGAAGCTATAGCTACAGCTAGATATCAAATATGTATAAAATGTTCACTCTTTGATGCACAAGGTAATGATTGTGTTGCTCCAGGAACACAACCATGTTGTTCAGATTGCGGTTGTAGTTTAGGATTTAAAGTGAGATCATTAGCATCTGAATGCCCTAAAGGTTTTTGGGATGCAGTGACATCAGAAGAACAAGAAGAATTAATTAATAATCAAATAGAAAACAATGGTACAGATTAATTATTACATAAACAATGAAGTAACAACAGTATACACCAATCAAGAGAATCAATTGTGGTATACTACAATAGTATAATATTATGGCAATAAAATTTCAAGAAGAAGGTCATGTATATGAAAGTATAGATGGTGACAATATTCAATGGACTGGAGTAACAACTTTTATAGGTAAATTTAAACCAAAATTTGATAGAGATGGTCAAGCTAAGAAATCATCAAAGAATAGAAGGTCTAAGTGGTATGGTATGACACCTAAAGAAATTATTGCAGCATGGGATGGTGAAACTGAAAGAGCTATTACATTAGGTAATTTTTATCATAATCAAAGAGAAGCAGATATGCTTGACTTCAAGACTATTGAACGCAATGGTATAGAAATACCTATTATTAAACCAATAATAGATGATAATGGTATTAAAGTTTCTCCAAATCAAAAACTAGAAAATGGATTATACCCTGAACATTTGGTTTATTTAAAGTCTGTTGGTTTATGTGGTCAAGCAGATGTTGTAGAAGTAGTAGATGGAGTGATAAATATAAATGATTATAAAACAAATAAAGAAATAAAAGAAAAAGGTTTTACAAATTGGGAAGGTATAACAAACAAAATGTATAATCCAATAAGTCATTTAGATGATTGTAATCTTAATCATTATAATTTACAATTAAGTATATATATGTATATTATTAAAAAGCATAACCCTAAACTCAAAATTGGTAAAATGACAATTCAACATGTTAAGTTTAAACAAGTTGGAGAAGATAAATTTGGTTATCCAATTAATGAACATGTCAATGGTGAACCTGTATTAGATACAATTAAAATTTATGAACTACCATATTTAAAAGATGAAGTAATGTCTTTGATGATGTGGATAAAAGATAACAAATCATGATAGTAAGATTATTTGATATAGAAAATAGTAATTTAGTAATAACAGAACATTGTCATGCATTACCTTTTCTTAAAAAAATTATGGAAGAATATCCAGACACTTATATGTCCATCTATAAATATTTATTTTACATGACATGTCCTAATCCAGATTTAAATCCTTTTTTTAATTTACCTGAACATGAAAAGGAAGATATTATTATTGAAGAGATTGAGCTTGAAGAATCAACTGAAGATCCTCCAATTAGATATGCTAAGGCAATGTGTGAAAAATTATATCAAACACCAACTTATAGGGCATATGTGGGTATTAAATCTATGTTAGATAGATTAGCAAAATATATGGAAGTAACAGCTATTGAACATGGTAGAGATGGAAATATAAATTCAATGGTAAATGCTGCTGCAAAATTTGAATCAATTAGACAATCATATAAAGGAGCATTTACAGATATGAGACAAGAACAAGACAGCTCTGTGCGTGGTGGTGCAGGTTTAGCTTATGACCAATTATAAAATCAACAATTATGGCAGAAAAAATTATTCCAGTAGGACAAAAATTATTAATCAAAGAAATAAAGGCAGAAACTAAAACTGCATCAGGACTTATTATTCCAGAAATAGCACAAAAAATAACTTATAGAGGTAGAGTTGTTGGAATAGGTGATTCTGTAAAAGAAATAAAAATTGGAGATGTGGTGCAATATGCTGAACATGCTATGCCAACTCCAATGAAACATGATGGGCAAGAACACCTATTATTGCAAGTAGGGGACGTATATGCCATCATAAGAGATGAGTAGGATTATACCCATATTTGAAAATCATAAATGGTCAACTAGAGAGTTTGAGTCAGATAATCATTTCAGAGAATTTTTAGAATCTATTTTTAAAGAACCTGGTAATTATGATTTTGACAACATAGCATGGCTATTTAATGAAGAAGCAAAAAGATTTAATTCAGAAGGAAACTATTGTAATAAACCTTTTAGATCAAAAGATTTTACTGCTTATTGGGAAGATCAAAAAAACAAATGTAGAACGGGAGTTATATTTAAAAGCGGTAATAAACAATGGTATCTTACTAGAGATTATTACATGTGGCTTAATTTCTTACCAATATTTGATAAAGAAGAAAAAAAATATGGATTTGCAAAAGTAAGAGATGCACAATACCATATGGCATTATATGAGATTATTGCAGAGTTAAATAATCAACATGCTGCCATTCTTAAAAAAAGACAGATAGCATCTTCATATTTTCATATGGGGAAAATCATTAATCAATATTGGTTTGAAGAAGGATCTATATGTAAGATTGGTGCATCACTTAAAGATTATATAAATGATAAAGGATCTTGGAAGTTTTTAGAAGAATATAAAACATTTTTAAATGAACATACTGCATGGTATAGACCAAGCAATCCTGAGAAGGTTTTACTTTGGCAACAACAGATTGAAGTAAAAATAAATAATAGAAAAACATCAAGAGGTCTTAAATCAAAGATACAAGGTGCTTCTTTTGAAAAGAATGCTACTACAGGTGTTGGGGGTCCTTGTACTTATTTCTTTCATGAGGAAGCTGGTATTGCTAAAAACATGATGCAGACATATGAATATTTACGTCCTGCTATGTCTTCTGGTATGATGACAACTGGTCAATTTATTGCTGCTGGTTCAGTAGGTGATTTAGAACAATGTAATCCTTTAAAGGATATGATACTAAATCCAACTGCTAATGATATATATGCAGTAGAAACTAATTTAATGGATGCTGATGGTACAATAGGCATGGCAGGGCTGTTTATACCAGAACAATGGTCTATGCCTCCTTATATAGATAAATTTGGCAACTCAGAAATAGATGAAGCAATTGTAGCTATTAAAAATGAAAGAGCAAGATGGAAAAATGAATTAAGTGGTGAACAATATCAATTAAGAATATCTCAAAAACCACTTAATATAGCTGAAGCATTTGCGTATAGAAAAGAGTCTGTATTTCCACAAGGTATATTAAGTAAGCAATTAAAAAAGATTGAAGAAAAAGAATATCCTTATGAACTTATTGAACTTGATAGAGATCAAACAGGCATTACTGCTAAACGTACAAATAAATTACCAATAAGTGAATTTCCAGTAAATAAAAAACAACAAGATAAAACTGGAAGTATTGTAGTTTGGGAAAGACCAATTGAAAATCCTGGTTTTGGAGCATACTATGGTTCTATTGACCCTGTGTCAGAAGGTAAAACAACTACATCAGATTCATTGTGTAGTATATATATTTATAAAAATGCTACAGAAGTAACTAGAGATATAGGTGCTGGGGATGTTGAACAATTTATTGAGAGAGATAAGATAGTAGCAGCATGGTGTGGTAGATTTGATGATATTAACAAAACACATGAAAGATTAGAACTTATAATAGAATGGTATAATGCATGGACAATTGTTGAGAATAATATTTCTTTATTTATTCAACATATGATAGCTAGGAAAAAACAAAGATATTTAGTTCCTAAACAACAAATACTATTTTTAAAAGACTTAGGATCTAATAGAACAGTATATCAAGAATATGGATGGAAAAATACAGGAACATTATTTAAAAGCCATTTAATATCTTATGCAATTGAGTTTTTAAGAGAAAGCATTCATGAAGAAACAGATGATCATGGATCAGTTATGTCACAGACATTAGGAGTAGAAAGAATACCAGACCCAATGCTTATAAAAGAAATGCTAGCTTATTATCCTGGATTAAACGTAGATAGATTAGTTACCTTTGGTGCATTAATTGCTTTTGCTAAAATACAACAATCTAATAGGGGATATTCTAAAAGGCGTGAATCAGACGATAATTCCTTGGTAAATCCAGAAAAAATAAGTAAATTAAAGTATAGTAGTCCGTTTAAAAATATTGGGCGTAAAAGAGGTTTGGGTGGTTCTAAAATAAAAAGATCCGGATTTAAAAACATTAAATAGAGTAAATCAATATGAGAGTATTAAACGCCATGCAAATGAAAAACGGTGCCACTGCAGAAAGTGGACCTACGTTTTCTAGTCTAACTCAACCAGTACAATTTTTACCATATTCTAAAAAGACAGATGATTGGGCAGCTTGGAATTTAGATTGGTTAGAACTTCAAGGTATTGAGTTTTTAAGACTAAATTCTAGAAGACTTCTTAAAAATTATAAACTTGCAAAAGGTATAATTGATAAAACAGATTATATTGTTGAGCCCGATAATGAGTATAAAGATTTAATGGATACTTTAACAGCTGAGAATGACTCAGCGTTAGAATTAAAATTTTATCCTATTGTTCCTAATGTTATAAATGTATTAACAGGTGAATTTGCTAAAAGATATACTAAAGTACAGTTTAGAGCAGTAGATGACGCATCTTATAATGAGATGCTAGAACAAAAAAGAATACAAGTAGAAGAAGCATTATTAGCAGATGCAGAAGCTAATTTAGTGCGTAAGATGATTGAGATGGGTATGGATCCTTCATCAGAAGAAGCACAACAACAACTATCTCCAGAAGGATTAAAATCATTACCTGAGATAGAAGACTTTTTTAGCAAGTCTTATAGAAGTATGGTTGAAGAGTGGGCATCACATCAACTTGCAGTGGATGAAGAAAGATTCAAAATGCAAGAACTTGAGGAAAGAGGATTTAGAGATATGCTTATTTCAGATAGAGAATTTTGGCATTTTAGAATGTTAGAAGATGACTATGATATTGAGCTTTGGAATCCGGTACTAACTTTCTATCAAAAATCACCAGATCAAAGATATATAGCAGATTCAAATTATTGTGGTAAAGTAGATTTAATGACTGTATCTGATGTTGTTGATAGATATGGATATTTAATGGATGAAAAACAATTGAAATCTCTTCAAAAAATATATCCAGCTAGATCTGCACAATATCAAGTTAACGGATACCAAAATGATGGGGCATATTATGATGCAACTAGATCTCATGAATGGAATACACAAATGCCAGGTTTAGCATATAGACAATTTACATCTAATTATTGGGATGATCCTGCAAGAGGTGGTGATATACTTAGTGAAATACTAGATGAGAATGAAGATGTATCTATGTGGGGTGAAGGCAACTTAATGCGTGTTTCAACTATATATTGGAAGACACAACGTAGAATAGGTCATTTAACTAAAATTGAAACAGATGGTGAAGTAACCCAAGAAATAGTAGATGAAACATTTAAGATTACTAAAAAGGGTGTTTATGATAGTTCTATATTTAAACAAAAGAGTAAAGAAAATTTATTAGAAGGTGAGCATATTGAATGGATATGGATAAATGAAGTTTGGGGTGGTGTAAAAATTGGTCCAAATTTACCGGCTATGTGGAGATCTACTATGGGTGACAACATTAATCCTATTTATATAGGTATTAATAGAACTAAACCTGGTAGATTACCATTTCAATTTAAAGGTAATAATACACTTTATGGTTGCAAACTACCTGTAGAAGGTAGAGTATTTTCTGATAGAAATACTAGATCTACATCATTAGTTGATCTAATGAAAGCTTATCAAGTTGGGTACAATATGGTTAACAACCAAATTGCTGACATTCTAATAGATGAATTAGGAACAGTAATAATGTTTGATCAAAATGCTTTACCACGTCACTCAATGGGAGAAGACTGGGGCAAGAATAATTATGCAAAAGCATACGTAGCAATGAAAGATTTCCAAATGCTACCTCTTGATACATCAATTACAAATACTGAGAATGCAACTAACTTCAATCATTATCAAACTCTAAACATGGAGCAGACTAATAGATTGATGTCTAGGATTCAACTTGCAAATTATTTTAAACAACAATGTTTTGATGCTATTGGTATTAATCCTCAACGTCTAGGCGGTGCTGTATCAGCACAAACAGCTACAGGGGTTGTACAAGCTATGCAACAATCATATGCTCAAACAGAAATGTATTTTGTACAGCATTCAGATCACTTAATGCCAAGAGTACATCAAATGAGAACTGATTTAGCACAATATTACTATAGTACTAACCCAAGCGTTAGATTGTCTTATATATCTACAGAAGCAGAGAAGGTTAATTTTTCTATTAATGGTACCGAACTATTACTTAGAGATTTTAATGTATTTGCAACTACTAAAACTAATCACAGAGCTATATTAGAAAACCTTAAACAAATGGCTCTTACAAATAATACTACAGGAGCAAGTATATATGAACTTGGAAATATTGTCAAAGCTGATTCAATTGCTGAAGTAACAGATATTCTAAAAGATTCTGAAGCTAGACAACAAACAATGCGTCAACAAGAAATGCAACAGCAACGTCAAATGCAAGAGCAACAACTACAAGCTAAAGCACAAGAAGAACAACAAAAGCTTCAGGTTGAAATTGATGAAAATGCTAAGGATAGACAAAATGATGTTACTATTGCTGAGATAAGATCTGCAGGATTTGGTTCAATGGCTGACATAAATCAGAATCAACAGTCTGATTTTCAAGATGCTATGAAAGATATTAGAGAAACTACTCAATACCGTGAACAAATGAATTTAAAACGTGAAGAGAATAGTTCAAAGTCTATGATGGAAAATAGCAGACTTGAAGTAGAAAGAGAGAAAATTAATGCTTCAAAAGAAATAGCTAATACCAAACTTCAAATAGCTAAAGAAAACAAAAATAAGTATGATTCAAAAGAATCAGATAAAAAATAATTGGCGTTAGCTATATACTGCTGATTATTTTTATTTTTATACAAATATTATAAGTTTATAATATAAACTTTACGTATATTATATATGTAATGAATATTAATTATTAAAACCAACATAATTATGAGCACAACTCAAACAGAACCAGTGAAAAGTAACGTAGAACAAGTTGACGTTAATTTAGATGAAATATTCAATGCTGCACCTAGTGGAGATGATATTATTTCACAAGACTCAAATAAACCAAAAAGTATATTTAGTGGTTTAACTGAGAAAGCAGATATGTCATTTGCAGATCCAGATAAGGATGATAAAGATGATTTAAATGCTAAAGTAGATGATAAAGAAAATTCTGAAGAACCTAAAGCTGAAGATGACAAACAAGTCTCTGAAGAAAAAAAGGTTGAGGAAAATGTAGATAATATATTAGATACATTAGATGGTGCAACAGAAGAAGAATCAAATGATGAAGAAACAAAAACAAAAAAAGGTAGAAAACCTATTGAAGGTATATCTGATGTTTTTTCAAAATTAATAAAGGATGATAAAATTGTACCATTTGATGATGATAAAGATTTATCTGAATATACTGCAAAAGATTGGGAGGAGCTTATTCAAGCTAATTTAGAAGAAAAAGCAAATCAAGTAAGACGTGAAACGCCTAAACAATTTTTTCAGTCTTTACCAGAAGAATTACAAATAGCAGCAAAATATGTTGCAGATGGAGGTAAAGATCTTAAAGCATTATTTTCTACATTATCACAAGTAGAAGAAAGTAAAAGTCTTGATGTTAAAAAAAGTAATGATCAGGAACAAATTATTACACAATATTTGAGTGCAACAGGATATGGTACTCAAGAAGAGATTCAAGAAGAAATTGAAATATGGAAAGATTTAGGTAAGCTTGAACAACAAGCAAATAAGTTCAAACCTAAATTAGATAAGATGCAAGAAAAAGTTGTTGCACAAAAACTTGAAGAACAAGAGTTAAAAAAGAAACAACAAGAACAAGCATCAAAAGCATATATGAAAAATGTATATGATACATTAAAAGATGGTAAGTTAGGTGAAATTAAAGTTGATAGAAAAACACAAGCCATGTTATATAATGGTTTAGTTCAACCTAATTATCCTTCAGTAAGTGGACGTAATACAAATCTATTAGGTCACTTATTAGAAAAGTATCAATTTGTTGAACCTAATTATGCTCTTATATCTGAAGCTTTATGGTTATTGCAAGACCCGGTAAGTTATAAGGCAAAAATTATGGATAAAGGTGCACAAAAAAGTGTTGAAAAAACTGTAAGGAAGCTTAAAACTGAACAATCAAATGCAGGAGGAGCATCATTAGGTGTAAATAGTGCAGAAGCAGAAAAGAAAAGTTCTAAAAGAAAATTAACAAGACCAACAAACATTTTTAAAAGAATGTAAAAATATTTAAAGAAATTTAATTAAGTAAATTAAATATAAACAGAGTAAAACAATTATTAACTAAAACAATCAAAAATTATGGCAACTCCAGTTTTAAATAATGGGATTTTCCTACGTGATACAAGCTACAAAGCTAGTTCACATGTTGATTCTTATCACCTTACCCAAATGCTTGGTAACCCTGAGCCTATGGATATGGGACCAATTGATTTATGGGCAATGACCCAGAAGGTAGAAATGCCTTTATATCAAATGGCTTCTTTTGGTGGAAAGAATACTATCATGGTGGATAATGCTAGAGGTGAGTACAAGTGGCAAACTCCTATTGCACAAGATCTTCCTTATATAGTGGCAGACATTGAACCAGCTAATGCTAGCAAAGGTGTAGATGGTACTCTATTTAAGATTAAGGTCAACAAAAGAACATTTGGTCATGGTGATATTATCACATATGACAAATATAATGGTCTTGAATTATACATTACAGCAGATGATATTATTCCTGCAGGTGATGGTTATGTCTATACAGTACAGTTGGTTAACAACAACAATGCTGCATCTTTAGACAACAAGTATCTTGCTAAAGGAACTAAGTTCTTTAGAAAAGGTTCTGCAAGAGGTGAATACGGTGAAAGATTTTCTGATATTGAAACAGGATCTGGGTTCCGTGAATTCTACAACTTTGTAGGAGGAGCAGAAGCACACGTACATTATTCTATTTCTAGCCGTGCTGATCTTATGATCAAAGGTGGTTTAAATGCTGATGGTACTGTACCAGTAACTGAAATTTGGAGAAACTTTGACACTGATCCTAATAATCCATCTGTACCAAGTATAGAAGGCTTAGTAGCAAATATGGGTAAAGCAGGAGCAAGAGAAGCATTTGAAAATGGAACTCTTACAAGAACTTTCATTACAAATATGGAAGCAGCTCACTTATCTAAAATTGCAACGGATATTGAAACTTACCTAATGTGGGGTAAAGGTGGTAGAATTAAACAAGATGGACCAGATGATATTAGATTATCTGTAGGTTTATGGGCACAGTTAGACAACTCTTTCAAAAGAGTATATAACAAGTCTTCATTTACTCTTGACATGTTTAAGTCTGAACTTTATAACTTCTATCAAGGTAAAGTTGAATTCAAAGGGCCAGACCCACAAAGATCACTTGTTGTACAAACAGGTATTGGTGGTATGCAGTTAATCAATAAAGCAATTGCTGATGAAGTGTATGGTTCTGGTTTAGTTCAAAACGCATCTGATATTGGAGCTGTAACAGGTTCAGGTATGGATTTAGATTATGGTTTTGCTTATACTAGCTTTACTATTCCATTCTTAGCTAACGTTAAGTTTGTATTGAATCCAGCATTTGATAATTTAAATACTAATGATATTGAAAATCCATTAATTGATGGAAGACCTTTAAGTTCATTTAGCTTTATTATCTTTGATGTAACTGATGAAGGAAATGACAACATTCACTTGTTGAAACTTTCTTGGGATAATCAACTTAAGTGGTTCTACCAAAACGGTACTATGGACTACATGGGAAGAACTCAAGGTTTTGCTTCTACTGGACAATTCAATGGATATAGAGTTTATATGACTCAAACCATGCCAGCTATTTGGGTTAAAGATCCAACCAAAGTTCTTAAAATTGTAATGAGAAACCCTATTACAGGAGGATCATTCTAGAACTAATAATTAAAGGGGAGGGGTTAAACCTCCTCCCTTTTTTATTTTAATCTTTAAATACTAAAAAAATGGCACTAGATATTAAAAAACAAAACAAAACATATGAGTTTTCAAATTCAAGTGTTTCAAAAATTATAGCATCAAAAGCAGTTGGTTTAGATGTTATAAGTAGAAATCATGCAAATGATGCAGCTGCAAAAGCATCTGGATTAGTTAAAGGTGATTTATATCACAATGCAGGAGATTTGAAAATAGTTATAAGTTAAGAGTCAAAAGACTATAGCAAGGGTAATACCTTGCTTTAGAAATATTAATAATAAATGTACGTAATTACGTATTTTTGACTATGAATAAATATTATTAAATTTTAAAACCAAACAAATGGAAGATTACACAATTGTTGAGAAGTATCAACACACAAAAAAGAATAGCTCAATTGCTATTCGTCCTTATTTTAACTCCAGTAAAGAAAATATGGGGTTAGAACAATATGGCTTAGCTTTACATGATGGAGTATGGCATCAAGAAAGTTTAGCATGTTTAGAAATGAATGGAGTAAAAAGATATATAACAGGATTAAATGAATTTGATCCTAAAGTAAAAATGTTACCTCCAGATAAAAAGAAGGCAAAAATTGCAGAAATCAGAAAAGTTGTTTCTGAATTAGAAGCTGAATTAGCAGCAAATCAAGTTGATCCAAAAGATAAAGATTTTTGGAATAAACTAACTGTCATGAAACCTGATAATTCTAAATTTTGGGATAAAATAGAATTAAGATGTGGTAATGATCCAGTGTTTTTAGAGCCAGATGTTGATCCGTATGATAAAATTAAACTATATGCTATTAAAGCAGGGGGGTTTTCTATTGTTGCTAAATCACTATCAGATGCAAAAAAATCACAGAATGAACCTAAGTTTTATTTAGATACTGTTAAAGAAACATTAACTACTAGAACAGAACTTACTAAATTAAAAAACAAATCAATTTCATTATTGCAAAAATTGTATGATACTGATACTACAAAATTAATGTATGTTTCTAAAGTAGTAGATATAGATAGTGTACAATACACTAAAAATACACCTAATGATATTATGTATGAAAACATGGATATATATATTACAGGTGAAGGTGCAGAAAACAATAAAAAACGTGCTGCATCAAACTTTTTAGAAGTTGCACAATTAGATATGGAAGAATTAAAAATTAGAGCATTAATTAAAGATTCATTATACTATAGATTTTTGTTAACTAAAGCTGGTGGATGGATTGAACCAATGGATAGTGGTGTTAGATTAGGTAAAAGACCTAATGAATGTTTAGAGTTTCTTAAAGATCCTTTAAATGAAGAAGTGCTTTTATCTTTATTAGATAAAGTTGAACCGTATTGGAATGCATAATATATTAAAATGGAAAATAGTACACTCTTAATTAAACTTAAACAAAGACTGAATAAGCTTGATAGCAATGATTATGATAACATTGAATGTTGGCAATTTATTGAGGCTTTTAATAAAGCACAAATAGAGTGGTGTAGACGTAATCTACATGGTGGTAATATGTATAAGGAAGGAGATGAGCTATCCAAAAAAAGAATAGATGATCTCCAACCTTTACTTATTGAATTATCACTAACGGGATCTACTTCGGATACATATTTTGAAACAAATAATTTTCCAGTTGATCAATATTTAGAATTTAAAAAGGTAACTGCACAAGCAAAAGATGATTGTTGTAATCCTAGATCAATGACTGTTTATTTAGCAGAGGAAGCTAATGTTCCATTATTATTAAGAGATCCATTAAAAAATCCTGATTTTGAATGGGGTGAAACATTTTGTACAATGTTAAATAATTCAATAAGAATTTATAGAAATACTAATTTTGATATTGTTGACCCAGTATTAACATATTATAGAAAACCAACTAACATACAAGTATTAGATTGTGTAAATCCATATAGTGGGTTAGTAAGTACACAAAATGTAAACTGTGAATTTAAAGATGATTTAGTGGAAGTAATGCTTGATGATACCGCTGCATTAATTGCTGGTGATATAGAGAATATATATCAACAACAAAGAGGTACACAAGCCGCAGAAAGAAACAATTAATATATTTGTTTTTATTGAAAAGATACGTATATTATTATAGTAGCATGTTGTTACGCCAGAGTAAACTGTTTTAAATCTTTTTATATAACCAGAGAGGGTAATGGTCCTCTCACAAATTAAATAAATTATGGCTTATTTTAATCATGCGTTTAACAAAACGTTTGTTGTATCTTCAGTAGAAGAGAATGCCAATATAGCAACAAGTGCATTGACAGCAGGTCAATTAGCTTTGGTTGATGGTAGTGACTGGGAATCAGTCCAACTTCAAGCAGGAGCTGGTGTACCAACGATTGTTGATAACTTGGGTTACATTGTGCAAGGTTCATTTTATACTAAAGATACAATTGGAAACAACCCAGGACATGGGGGGTACAAAGAATCAGTAAAATCTAAAGGATTAAATCCAAGATATATTACTAAACTTTGGAGTACAAACTGTCTTACTGCATCTCAAGCAACAGCTAGCTTATCATTAGCTTCTGATTGTGCACCATGTGGTAAAACTCAATTTATGAGAATTGATGTGAAGGGATCTCCTGCACTAAGGTTCTTAAATCACAATGCATATGCAATTGCTGACTCAGCTAATGTATGTTGTATTGATGGACAAGAGTATATTGATCCTGCACTAGTTCTTGGTGCTATGGCAAAAATGGCTCTTGGAGATCCATTAATTAAACCATTTGTAGCTGAAGCTGCATTGAATGGTGTTGCTACAGCAACATTATCTGCTGGTGGTACAGGATATGCTGTTGCATCTGACGTTGCAACAACAGGTGGTGCTTCAGGTTCATCAGGATTAAAAGTAAACATTGATACAGTTGCTGCTGGTGCAGTTGCTACTTTCTCTATTGCAAATGTAGGTAGTGGATATGCTGCAGCTGATGTAATAACAATTTCCGGTGGTAATGCTGATGCAACATTTATTGTTGATACAGTTAGCGCTGGTGGTGTTGTTGTTTCTGTAACTGATGCAGCTGGTGAAGTAGTTCAATCTGTTTATACTATTGAAGAAACGCAAGATGGAACATATACTCCTTCTACAACTCCTAATGCAGCTGGTGCGAAAGTATCTGCTGAAGTGAAGTTTGTTGGTGCATATGTAGACACTGTGTTTGGTAACTGTTCATTTGATACAAGAGATCATTATAACAAAGAACCTGTTGAAATTATTGTTTCACAATTAGATGAAACAGGTAATCCATGTAATGATTGTGGCGTAGCTTCAAAAACTCCTGGATCAATGCAACAAACTCAAGGTGAAGAAGTAATTAGAGAATTAATTATGTCAGAAAGATACCGTCAGTCTCCTTATAATCAAGGAAACGCTGATAGTGCTAGAATCAGACAAATTGAATTATCTGATGAGCTTTTAGCTGCTGTAGATAGAACTGCTACATATAGAGCATATTATGTTCAGCACTCAGTACCTAGATTTAACAACCCAACAGGGGTGTTTGATAATGACCAATACCAATATAAGATTTATGTAAAATGTTCTGATGCAGCCGCACAAACTGCAGTAGAAAAATTACTTACTAATATTGCTAACTGGGCAGGTGATAATGGAAATAAGATTTCTGTTGAAACAAACGCTTACTGGTAGGATATTTAATATCTTAAATTTAATTAGAGCAGGGGTGATAAACTCCTGCTCTTTTTATTTTATATATTCTTGTTTTTTTTGTATATTATCTATATAGTGTATTAAAGCAAATAAAAAATGGCAAGCAGACATATATTAAGTTTAGAAATTCCTACAGTATCTAACTGTGATTTATTATGTATTAAAGATACAAGTCAATATTCATCAGAGTTAGCTGTGGATTGTGAAGAACTGTTAATAACGTTGCCGGGATATTCTGTACCTGTACTTGTTAAAGTAGATAAAAACTTTGATATGTGTTTAACTGCATGTACAATGGCACTGCAAACAAAAGATTGTGGAACCACGCAAGATAAAATTCCTGATGGAATATACATTGTTAAATACAGTGTATCTCCAAACTCTAAAGTATATGTAGAATATAACCACTTAAGAGTAACTGAATTACTTACTACTTATTATGAAGTATTATGTGATTTAAATGTACAAGCTTGCCAGCCTGATTCAGATAAAGAAGCATTGCTTTCTGAAATGTATTACATAAAAACTATGATTGATGCAGCAGTAGCTAATGTAGAATATTGTCAATCATCAGCTCATGGTATGCAATTATATAGTTATGCAAAACAAAGGTTGAATAAGATCTCATGTCCAACAGGAAACTGCGGATCAAGTTCAAAATATTTAATTTAAACCAACACAAAATGGCAAATTGTGCTCACTGTAATAAAGTATTTACTTGTGGATGTCAAAAAGCTAGTTTAGGAAATGGAGTAATAGTATGTAAACAATGTAAAGCAAAAGCTGAAGCAAATGTATCAACATCAAGAGACTTAAATTTAGAGCTAGCAAAACAACAGATACAAGATTTAAGGAATAAGTAAATAAAATATGGCAACATCAACTATTGTAGCATCATCAAATGCAGCTCAAGAAAAAGAGCTTAGATTGTTAAAGCAAATTAAGGTTGAGCAAAATTTTGCTAATCAAGCTTATGCAAACTTTAAATCAATTAAGTTTGGTATTGCTTCTTGTTGTTACACCGATTTTGTTAATGCAATAATTGAAAAAGAACTATGTGATTGGCAAAATGCAGCAAGTAATAAAATTGTAGTTGCAACAGAAGAAAAAGGAGTATTTGTAGAACCATTAGCTTCAGTAAACACAAAAGCAAGTCAGTCTTGCCCAAGTGTACCAACTAATGTTTGTACTATAATTGATTTGGCAGAAATAGTAGCTGATACGGGTACATTCACTTTTTGTCAAGATGCACCTTTATCTGTATGGACTATTACTCATAATTTGGGTAAATTTCCTTCAGTAACGGTAGTAGATAGTGGAAACAGTACAGTAATAGGAGACGTGGATTATACTAACTCAAACATATTAACAGTAACATTTGCATCAGCCTTTTCAGGTTGTGCATATTTAAATTAAAAATAATAAATATATAAAACAATGGCAGCAATAAAATTTTTAAACTCAATTTCACTAGAAGGAAGTCAGATACAAAACTTCCTCGTACAACCCGTTGGTACAGCACCTACCGTATACGGAGTTGGTCAGTTATATTATGATACTGCTACCAACAAGTTAAGATTAAGAAATAACACAGGATGGGTAGATGTAACTACTGGTGCAGATGGGGATACTACTTATAGTTTAGATGTACCTTCTGGAACCACAAATATAAATTTAAAAGGAAATGATGGAACAGATGATGCAATTACATTAGTTGGTGGTACAAACATTACATTAACTAGAGATAGTGCTTCACAAATAACAATTGATACTACTACAACTGATGCAGTAACTTCTGTTGCTAAATCAACAAATAATGCTTTAAAAGGTATTGAAGTTAATCCTACTACAGGTAATGTAATAGTTGGATTAGATATTGCTAATCAAACGGCATTAGGAGCAACTGCATCAACTACAGATAGGTTATTAATTTATGATGTAGATACATCAACAAATAAATATGTTACAGTTGCAGAAATAAATGCTGCTGGAACAACAGGAGATATAACAAGAGTTGATATAACAGCAGGAAATGGTTTAAGTGGTACATCCGTAGATACAACTCAAGGAGAACACATTCAAACTTTAACTGTTGGATCAGGTGATGGTATAGCTATTACAACTGGTGCAGTAAATGTAGATTATTCAGGTTCAGATAACGTAATTTTATCAGCAACAGATGGTACTAGTTTAGGTACATTACAGGTTACAGATAAAGTATTAATTTCTGATGCAACAGATTCAAATGCAAAATATGTAAATATTTCACAGTTACCATCTTCAGGTGGTACAGTAACTTCAGTTGCAGTAACAGATGGTTATTTGATAGACAGTTCAGTTGCAAACCCAACAGCAGCAGCAAACATAACATTAGATGTTGATGCTAGTGAGTTAGTTGATATGACTCAAACAATGTTAACAACTGATGAATTCTTTGTATTAGATGTTTCTGAGACAGGAAAAGATCAAGGAAAGAGAAAAGCTGCAGGAGAAATAGGTTTAAGTATATTTAATAATGATGCAGGATTTATTACTTCTTCTAGTGTAGTAACATACACATTACCAGTTTCAGCTGGTGGTGCAAATTCAGCAGTAGTAACACTTGATGCAAGTTCAGGTACTGATAGTACTCTTACTATTGCAGGTACTCCAAGTGAAATAGAAATTACTGAATCTACAGGTAATAATGGTACTATTACTATTGGGTTACCAGATGATGTAACAATTGCAGGTGATTTAACTGTTAATGGAGGTGCTATTAAGTTATCAAATGCAGCAACAGATATAGATCTTATAGATAACAACACTTCTGCATTATCATTTGACGCTTCAGGTAAATCAGGTATTTTAGAAATAGATACTACAAATGGTCAAGAGGCAGTAAATATGTCTGGAGTATTGAAGGTAACAGGTACAGGTCAATCAAGTTTTGGAGGTCAAGTAACAGTTCCTACAACACCTAGTGCAGCAACTGATGCAGCTTCTAAAGCTTTTGTTTTATCTGAAACAGCAGGAGTAGGTACATTCCAAGGAGCATATAATGCAAGTACTAACATACCAGCACTAAGTGGTGGTGGTAACGTTGCAATGAATCAAGGTGATTTTTATGTAGTAAGTGTTGCAGGTAATGCATTCTTTAGTACACAATTAGAACCAGGTGATTTTATATTTGCAGATGCAGATATATTAGCAGGATCATCTCCTGCATTGTCTGACTATACTGTTGTAATAGCAGATCAGAATATAGCAGGTGCAGGATCTTCAGATGGTACAACAAGTAAAGGTGTTGCTGGTTTTGATAGTGCAAACTTTAGTGTAACTGCAAATGGATGGGTACAAATAACAGATGTAACATTAGGTACAGAAACATCAGGTAACTATACAGCTACTGTAGCAGAATCTACAAGTAATAATAGATTAGGTATAGATGTATCAGGTGCAACAGGTGAAGGTCAAGCTGCTGTAGTAGGTTTAGATATTATTGGTAGAACACAAGATACTTCACCAGCATCAGGTGATTCATTACTTATATATGATACATCAGCATCAACTAATAAAAGAGTAACAGTTGAAAATTTAGCTAAACAATTACCAGCTGTAACAAGTTTTGCAGATGATTATCCAGCTACATCAGTATCATCTTGGACAGTTAATCATGGTTTAGGAACTGAAGATGTTTTAGTTCAGGTATTTTTAAAATCTACAGGAGCAAATGTTTATCCAGATATTGTAAGAACGGATGTTGATAATGTTACTATTAATTGTTCTGCAGCACAAAGTGTTGATAGTTTAAGAGTATTAGTTACAGCTTTAGCTTAAACATAACATAAAATTACAAGGGTTAAAGTATTTTAATTAATACTTTAATTTTTGTACATTTGAAATTAAAAGTAGGATAAATGGCAAACATTAATTTTTTAAATGGTCAAGCAATCACTGGTAATGTAACTATTGCTACAAGTGGACTTACTGACAATTTAATATTAACTTCAACGGACACATCTTCGGCATCTGCACCAGATATCGTTTTATATAGAAATGCTGCTATTGCTGACTCAGACACCTTGGGTGTTGTAGAGTATAAGGGTAAGAATGGTATGGTGCCAAGTTCAGGAAATCCATTAACTTATAATGCTATTTACTCAAGAATAGCAGATGCATCAAACAATCAATCTATATTAACTCTTTCTGCTCACAAAGGAAACGGTAGTGGATCATTTATTCATGCAGTTAATGTTTCTGCTA